GTGGTCCGTGATACGCATTCATGGATTGGTTTAGATGGCACCAGGTATCTTGCTTTAGGAACCGATAGAAAATTGTATCTTTTCTCCGAGGGTGCTTTGTACGACATTACACCAATCAGAGAGACAGCTTCACTTACAAATCCTTTTACGACAAACGGTACAACGACCGTTACGGTAACGGATGCATCACATGGTGCAGCGGAAGGTGATTTTGTAACCTTTGACTCATTTTCAACAATAGATGGATTGGATATGAATCAAGAGTTTGAAATTACTACATACGTTGATGCTAATACATATAAAGTTACACATACTAGCACGGCTTCTGGATCTACATCAGGAGGTGGTGGATCAGGTAACGCTAACTATCAAATTAGTATTGGTGAAGCTACGTCTACGTACGGTTATGGATGGGGCACTTCTACGTGGAGTGCAGAAACGTGGGACGAGCCACGGTCCTCGTCTAGTGTTGTGGTAGCAGCGAGAAACTGGTCACTAGATAATTTTGGTGAAGACTTAATAGCTACAGTGTTAAATGGTAAAACTTTTATAAAAGATATTTCTGGCTCAATAGATGCAAGAGCGACAGCTTTATCCAATGCTCCGACTGCATCTAGATTTAGTTTAGTATCCACGGACACCAGACACTTACTTATTTTTGGTACGGAAACAACTATCGGTACCCCAGCAACACAAGACGATTTATTATTTCGTTTTTCTGATAGAGAAGACGCTACCGATTATACACCTGTAGCAACAAATGAAGCTGGGTCATTGAGAATATCCGATGGTTCAAGAATAGTAGGCGCTGTAAAATCATCAGGTCAAATACTGGTTTGGACAGATACATCACTTCATGGCATTCAATTTGTCGGCACACCGTTTACTTTTGGTCTTAGACAACTTGGTGCAAACTGTGGACTAATAGCACAACATGCGGCGATAGAAGTAAATGGTAGAGCCTATTGGATGTCAGATGATGCGTTTTACATGTATGATGGTGTTGTCAAAAAAATGCCATGTTCCGTGCAAGATTTTGTTTTTGATGATATAAGTTATACCAACAAGAATGACATTGCGGTAGGACTCAATACAGCATTTAACGAGATTATTTGGTATTATCCTTCTGCAAGTGCAACGCAAATAGATAGAGGTGTTGCTTATAATTATCTAGAGAATACATGGTATACGGTCAGTCTTGGTAGAACCACGTGGCTTGGTGCTTACGTCTATGAACTACCAATCGCTACAGAATATAACGCTAGCACAACAGCAAACGTGTCAACTATATTAGGACTGACAGCAGGTGCTTCTTTTATTTATGAACAAGAGACTGGCAATAACCAAGCAGATGGCACAGCTATTTCTGCCTTCTTACAAACAGGTTCAGTAGAGATTGCAGATGGTGATGAGCTTATGTCAGTTAGTAGATTAGTTCCTGATTTTGATAACTTAGCTAACAATATGACGGCCACACTAACCTTAGAACAATACCCTCAATCCTCATCAAATGTGACTACATCGGGAACTATTAGTAGCACAACGGAGAAAATTGATGTAAGAGGGAGAGGTAGAGCAGTGAAAATTAAATACGAAACAAATACTGTAGGAGACACTCCTTGGAGACTTGGTTCAACAAAACTTCAACTTAGACCAGACGGAAGAAGATAATGTCAAAAATAACAATAACTAGATTACCCAACGCTACACCAGAATACGATGCCAGTCAATTTGACCAAATGATAAGTTTGCTTGATCAAATAATTCTTTTATTAAATACAAACTATCAAAGTGATATAAAAGCAGAATCAGAGCAGGAGGCTTTTTTCCTTGGCTAATACATTTAAAAGCGCAATGTTAGATGTTACTACAACAGATCTAACTACTTTAATTACGGTGCCAACAGCAGATGCTGGCGCAACACCTCCAGTGCCACCTACGACGGCAGTGGTAAAATCTATTTTAGTTTGTAATGACTCAGGCAACACAACATTATTAGATGTTGAGGTGCTAAGATCCTCAGCTACCTTTGAATTGTTTAAAGCTAAAAGTATTGCTACAAACACAACAACAGAATTATTATCACAACCATTAGTTTTACAAGAAAGTGATGTTATGAAAGTTCAAGCCAACGCAGCCAATCAAGTGCACGTTACAGCTAGTTTTATGGAGATCACAAAAGGACAACTCTGATTAGTCTTCACTCGTTATTTATTACGCCTGTCTTTTCATTACAATTAAAAGACCACGAGCATTTAGTTGACAGCATTTATCAAATACGAGAAAATGACAAAAAAGGTATGCCACGGTCTAACATTGGTGGTTGGCATAGTGATGATGAAATACATAATATAAAAAAATTCAAACCTCTAGTAAGTGATATTCTTAAATATGCAAAAGATTGCTTTGATCACATGGATGTCAAAGATAATTACAATCCTGAGATAACAGGAATGTGGGGTATGATAAATCCACCAGGTTCACGAAATAACGTACACACGCACCCTTATAACTACTTATCAGGTGTATTTTATCTTAAAGCCCCTAAAAAGTGTGGAAATATTGTGTTTCTAGAGCCTAAACCACAGTCAGAGGTGCTATCACCCCCAAAAACAGAAAAAGCCTCTATACACCTCGCTCACAGCGTACAATGGGAGCCTAAAGAGAATTCCTTGATTTTTTTTCCATCTTGGTTACAACATGAAGTACAAACAAATAATTCTAATGAGGACAGAGTTATTATTAGTTTTAACATAAATTGGAGAAAAGAAGATGCCGATAGTTGAACCTGCTGAACTACTAGGTCACATTACGACTGAAGACGGAAGAAAAATTCCGCATTATAAAGTAAAAACTGAAACAACAATTACTCATATAGACACGGGTGCAGAGTATGAATCAGAAGCTGCAGCTCAAGCTGATGTTGATAATCCAGGGACATCTACAACAGCCGAGAAAATAAGAAGAGATGTAAAAGTATTTGCTCCTTCTTTAGCAGACATGTTAGGTGAAACGCCTGAATAATTAGGCGCTACAAGCTTCACATTCCATTTCAGAGTCTAACCCAGTTACCATAACGGTAGCATCGGAGTTATGTGGCTTACCTTGAATTGTATGTATATGAGGACCTTTTTTGTGTTCTAATAATTCTTTTTGTAGTTTTTCGTTTTCTCTTTCCACTGCTAATAAACGTTCGTGGTAACGACTCACCTTATCAGCAAGGGTAGCTATAGCCTTCAATACTTCTTGATTTTCCATAATATCTCCTTGATTTATAATTTTTGGGTGAGATCTAATTTAAACATGTGTACAGAATATATCAAGCAATCTTTTTTAAATTGTTTTCTTGACAGGAAATTCATGTTATGAAAGGGACAGAAAAAGAATGAAAGCACAAACAACTGCATTTGGAAGAATAGTAAAAAGATATGATTTATCTTTAGAAGATATTAATGATTTAAATAATAGGTATGAGGCACATAGAGAAAAACTTAATTCTTTTGGTCCAAGGTTAGCAGGCAGATTAGATTCGGAATTAGAGTTTACACATTTATTAGGGGAAACGAATATATCAAAATCTATCGTTGATTGCATGAATGACTACATGGAAACTTTAAGTCAAATAAATTTATTACCAGAAAAAAAACCTTTAAAAATTTTAAGTTGTTGGATTAATGACATGAAAGAAGGTGAATATAATCCACCTCACACACATCACGATAACTCAGGATGGTCTACAGTTTTGTTTTTAAAAGTTCCTGAATTTATAAATGATGCAAGAGATCCTCATAAATTTAAAGATGGTAAATTAGGTTTTATGGGAGTTTGGGGTTCAAGCTGTACATGGATGGAACCAAAGACAGGGCACTTTTACATATTTGAAGCAGCTCATCAACATTGTGTTATGCCTTTTAAAACAAAAACAAAAGGAGAAATAAGAAGATCAATGTCTTTTAATTTTATAATAGATGAATGAAATACTACAACTTATCTAAAAATATAATAGCTTGTGAAAATTTTTTACCAAATCAAAAACTAGAAGAACTTTATTCTGATTTGTTAAATAATAGACAATTATTTCAATCACCTCGTTGGAGTGGTGAAGGAGAAAACTCAACAGAATTATTTAGCGATAAATGTGGTGGATTAGATTTTTGGATTTCAAATAAAACAAAAGAAAATAATAATTCTTTTATAGAAAGTCTTCACAAATGGTTAATGCATCAAGGTTTGAGGTATTTTGTAAGAGACAACGGAGCTCCTATATATGAATTATTAGAAAGAAACCTTGAATGGAATATTCACGTTATTTCTTACAATAACGGAGGATATTATAACTG